TTTATCAGAGAATATTAATACTTCTGCAGTTCAAAAATTAGCTTTAACTATGGCTAAAAAAGCAGAAACTATGGAAGAAAATATTTCTGAAGAATCTAATTATGGAGCTTCCCTTCTTACTGGATTAGTAGGTGGAGGAACACTAGCTATTTATATGGCTAAAGCAGGAGATGTTTTAACGGCACATCAAAAATTAATGGGATATAGTCCTTCTCATATGGTTGAAGGTATTATAGGTGCAATTGCCGGTGCTATTTTAGCAGTAGTAGCTACAAAAGTATATGATAAAATTAAAGGTAATTAACAAATTAAGTAAAATAAATTAAGACCGGCTAAACGCCGGTTTTTTTATCTCACTTAATAGATTAATTTTTCTATCTAGCCTTTCTGTCTTACATTTATCGAAATTAGTTATATTATGGATATATCAGTTATCAAATCAAGATTGTCGGCTCTACAAAATCCACGTGGAGGACAAAAGAAGGACCTTAGTCAAACTATTTGGAGGCCTGCCGTGGGTAAACACTCAGTACGTATTGTACCTTCTGTGTTTAATAAACAAAATCCATTTAAAGAAGTCTACATGCATTATGGTATTAACAATCGTACCATGATCAGTTTGACTAATTTTAATGAAAAAGATCCTATTGTTGAATTTGCACAAGGACTCCGCAAGTCAAGTGAACGTGACAATTGGCAATTAGCTAAAAAGCTTGAACCAAAAATGCGTGTATTTGCTCCTGTGATTGTTCGTGGTGAAGAAGACAAAGGTGTTCGTCTTTGGGAATTTGGTAAACAAGTCTACATGGATTTGCTTTCTATTGCAGAAGATGAGGATGTAGGAGATTATTCCGATCCAATTACTGGCCGTGACATTACAGTTGAAACTGCTGGTAAAGAAACAACAGGCTTGATGTACAATACATCTACTGTTAGAGTTAGAACAAAATCTACTCCACTTTCTGATGATGCAGATAAAGTAAAGCTATGGCTTGAAACACAACCAGATCCTTTAGGTCAATTTAAAAGATATTCTTATGATGAGATGAAAGAAGCACTTCTTAAACATCTTAATCCAGAAGAAGAATTAAAAGAACAAGCTGATGCCGTAGAAGCTAAACCGCAAGGCGATCTTCCATGGGAAAAGCCAGCGCAAGGTCAGTATACATTAAATACTACTAAGCCAAGTGTAGATTCGGCAATTGATGATCTTTTCGATATCTAATCAAATCCCCAACTTCGGTTGGGGTTTTTTAACTAAAAGTTTTGTATGGCAAAATCAGTTACAGGCGCTGTGTCTAGCGCAATCAAAGACATTTCAAGTTTAGAGAAATTTAAGAAAGGCAAAAACCTTTCAACTAGCGTAGTATTTAAAGAGCAAAGATGGATTCCACTTTCTCAAGCATTTCAAGAAACACTACAAATCCCAGGTATTCCAGTTGGTCATATTACTCTTTTAAGAGGACATTCTGATACAGGTAAAACTACCGCACTTCTTGAAGCAGCAGTTAGTGCACAAAAAATGGGTATTCTTCCTGTATTCATTATTACAGAAATGAAGTGGGATTGGAGTCATGCTAAAGAAATGGGATTCGAATATGAAGAAGTAGCAGATCCAAATACTGGTGAAGTTATTGACTATAAAGGATTCTTCTTATATATTGATCGTGAGAAGCTAGAGTCTATTGAAGATGTATCAGCATTTATTGCAGATATTCTTGATGAGCAAAAAAGAGGAACTCTACCTCACGACATTTGTTTCTTTTGGGATTCTGTAGGATCTATTCCTTGTAGAATGAGTGTTGAAAAATCAACAAATAATAATGAGTGGAATGCAGGAGCAATGTCTCAACAATTTGGTAACTTTATTAATCAAAGAATTGTATTGTCTCGTAAAGCATCACAACCATATACTAATACACTTGTAGCAATTAATAAAGTTTGGGTAGCAAAACCTGATTCCCCAATGGGACAACCTACGCTTAATAACAAAGGTGGTAACACAATGTATTTTGACTCATCACTAGTAGTTACATTTGGTAACATTGCTAGAGCTGGTACAAATAAAATCAAAGCTACAAAGAATGGTAAGGAAGTAGAATTTGCTAAGAGAACTAGAATTAGCTGTGATAAAAATCACGTTACTGGAGTAACAGCAGTTAATAAAGTTATCATGACAGTTCATGGATTTATTAAAGATGATAAAAAGGAGCTTGATGAGTATAAAAAGAAATACTCTGATCAATGGACAAAAGTTCTTGGATCAAGTACATTTGATGTTGTAGAAGAAGAAACAGTGCTATCTCCTGACATTTTTGATACAGAAGATTAATGAATAAAGAATATCAAAAAATATTCGACTCTCTCAAATCAGAGAAAGCCGAAGAATCACTCAATAGTAGAGTTCTACTTATTGATGGATTGAATACCTTTCTAAGAGCATTTACTGCAATTGGTTGGGTTAATAAAGATCTATCTCATATAGGAGGTTTAACCGGTTTTTTACGTTCTTTAGGGTATGTAATTAAATTGGTTAGACCAACTAGAGTGATTGTTGTGTTTGATGGTCAAGGATCATCTACTAACAAAAGATATATCTACCCAGAATATAAAGCAAATAGAGGTCTTAATAGAGTTACTAATTGGGATTCATTTGATTCTCAACAAGACGAATCAGAAGCTATCACGCATCAGATTGTTAGATTAATATACTATTTGAAAACACTTCCTGTTGATCTTATATCAATTGATAAGATTGAAGCAGATGATGTAATAGGATATATAACAGGTCAATTAGATGGTGAGATAACTATTATGTCTAGTGATAAAGATTATCTACAATTAGTATCAAATAAAATAACAATCTACTCTCCTACAAAAAAAAGATTCTACGATGAAGATCTTGTCTTAACAGAATTTGGAGTTACGCCTAAAAACTTTTTAACACAAAAGATACTTTTAGGAGACTCTGGAGATAATGTTCCTGGAGTAAAAGGTTTAGGATCTAAGACTATGTTAAAACACTTTCCTGAATTAGGATCTAATAAACAAATCACTCTAGATGATATATTACAAAAATGTGAAGGTAAGCATAAAATACTAGAATCTATTAAGAACTATGAATTTCAACTTAGAATAAATAAAAAGTTGATGGACTTAAAAGATCCTAATATTCCTGAAGAAGCAATAGAAGAAATAAATAGTGTTTTACTAGATCCAAAAAAGATATATGATTCACAGGAATTCTTAAATTTGTATCATGAAGATCAATTAGGGAATTCAATACCTAATGTTCAATCATGGTTGTTTAATCATTTTCACGATCTACAAAAATATAAATAAGTTATGTCGTCATTAAATCAGTTACAGCAATACGGTATTAGTTTTCAAATCAAGGTATTATCAAGTTTATTAAAGCATAAAGAGTTTCTACAAAATATACACGATATACTTGATACAGAGATGTTTGATAATCCAGCACATAAGTGGATTGTTGGTGAAATATTGAGATACTACTACAAGTATAATACAACGCCATCAACTGATGCTCTACAAGTTGAAGTAAGAAAGATTGAGAATGAAGTACTAAAGATTAGTGTAGTAGAACAATTAAAAGAAGCGCTAAAGAGCTCTAATGAAGATAGAGATTATGTTGAGCAAGAGTTTAGTAGTTTCTGTAAAAACCAACAAATTAAAAAGGCTATTTTAAGTTCAGTATCTTTACTTGAAAAAGGTCAATATGATGATATTAAGTACATGATAGACCAGGCTTTAAAAGCAGGTCAAGAAAAGTCTATCGGGCATGAATACGAAAAAGATATTGAAACAAGATATAGAGAAGAAGAAAGAGCGCCAATGCCAACATTCTGGCCACATATTAACGAGTTGCTAATGGGAGGTTTAGGTGTAGGTGATCTAGGTATTATATTTGGTAATCCTGGTGGAGGTAAGTCGTGGATGCTTGTTAATATAGGTGCTGAAGCAGTAAAAAGAGGATATACTGTTTGTCACTATACATTAGAATTGTCTGAGTACTATGTAGGTAAGCGTTACGATGCATTGTTTACAGGTATTGATGTACAAAGCGTACAAAAAAATAGACAAACTATTGAAGAGACTGTTAGCAAAATTAAAGGTAAGCTTATCATTAAAGAATTCCCTATGGGAAAAGCTACTACCCATACAATTGAATCACACATCCAAAAATGTAGAGATCTAGGCTATCCTCCGGATTTAGTTATTATTGATTATGTTGATTTATTAAAAAGTAAAACAAAGTCAATAGATCCTAAAGATGCAATTGATGACGTATATACTGCTACAAAAGGTATGGCAAGAGAGCTTAAAGTACCTATCTGGACAGTATCTCAAGTTAATCGTGCTGGTGCTAAAGATGATGTGATTGAAGGAGATAAGGCAGCAGGATCATATAACAAGATGATGATTGCAGACTTTGCTATGTCTTTGTCTAGAAAAAGACAAGACAAAGTAAATGGAACTGGCCGCATTCACATTATGAAAAATCGATATGGTATGGATGGCATGACTTATGCTGCTAAAATTAGTACCAATAATGGATATATAGAAATCAATCCAGATAGCATGGATGATGACGAATTAACCTTTGAAACATCTACTCCAGCATCAGGATCTAACAAATCTTTTAATTCTGGATTGGATAAAGATGAAAAGGCTTATTTAGCAGGTAAATTTTTTGAACTTGGATTGTAAATTAGCAAAAACAGCTATATTTATTAGAGAAAATAGACTACTATGAATTTTTTGATCGCTTTATTAAAGAAGGCCACTAAAGGAGATAATTTTAGACCAAAAGAAAATCCTCTTAAGTACGATGATAAAATCGCACAACTTAATGCCTATAATCCTAATCAGTATGATAAAATAAATGCTGATACTTTTACTAAAGTGAA